GGAGTATTCATAGAATCTATCTCGTATGAGTTAGACTGTGAAGACTATAATCGTGTTCCTATCGCGGATGGACCAAGTTCATTTAACCTAGACCTCAATATGAGCGTCGCAAAACTGTTAGACATCACCGCAATCCTGCGGGGATTCACTAAATACCATGGTAATTAGTGCTTTGACTAACACTCAAAATAAGGAAGACTTTAATGATTACATTAAAGAACCAAGCAGCTGCTGACGTACTGTATACAGTATATCGTGCCGCCGGTGACCGTGCAACATACACAGGGCCACTTAACACTGACATCGTGTCTGATCAACTTGTCCTAACATCTAAGGCGCCTAAGCGCAATGGATTGAATTTAGGAAATCGTCGATCTTCAGCTAATCTTGTATCAAGCACATCTGTACTTGACGCTGAATCCAACGTTGTTATTCGTAACCGTAAATTTGCAATTGAAGCAAGCTTGCCAGTCGGTACATCTCTAGGAGATGTACAAGAGGACGCAGCCCGCATTATTGCATTTTTATCTGTAGAAGCTAATTTAGTTCAGTTTCTACAAAATGGCCAAATTGAAATTTAATTTGACTATCTGAATAACAATGGAGGTTTATATGCCACGTAAGTGTTATCAACCTGAGCATTTGGCCCGACAACTGTCAGGTCATACTACCAAAAAGCTTAAAACTAACGCTTTTGGTTTGCTACGTGCCTTTGTACAAGGCACAGGTGATCTTTTTGATCAAGATCTTATTACGCGCATCAATGTAATATGCGATACGCGTGATGTAATAAAATATCTTGAATTAGCCGCCGACATAGACCGTCTCTCAAAGTGTTACGAGATAGGTATGTCTGTGGAGTTAGTCAAAGGTCACCGCGTGTTATGTTCGTTATTAAAGAAATATCCATTCAACTCGAAGGAATGTCCTATTGATCCCATCGCTAATGCTACGTTAAAGTGGCAGAATGCAGAAGATCAGTGTAAGACTACCAACGAGAAGATACAATCCCTTCACAGGGGTGATATTCCTCCTTTCATCCATAGAGCAAAGAAATTAATTTCCGATGCTTTAGGTGAACTGACGCCTGCGCTAACTATGAAAATATTAGCACAAGGAAAACACGGTCCAGGCTCCGTACTTGAAACAACTGACTCTAAACGAACAACCGCTTATTTCAAAAATAAGTGTAGTTCGCTAAAGGTCACTTCAAGTGCTTTGCCGTACAGTTATGCTGCTATATCTTTAGATCCTTTATGGGTGGAAACCCTCGAGGATGCAGGTAAGAGAGATACAATACCTCCCCTGTTTGCTACCAGATCTGAAAAGGAAGTTTTACTTTTCGATCGGTGCGTGGATATAGCAGAAACCGAGAACGTTTTATTTGTCTTTAAGGACGCCGCTTGCGCGCGTCCGATTGGAATAGGTGCCTCTCTTAATATGTATATGCAGCTCGGCGTAAAAGCCTTCTTGCAACATATCTTGTTAAGTGTGGGTGTAGATCTAACTGATCAGAGTAAGAATCAGAGAATGGCCAAGGCCGGCTCTGAAAACGGCTACGTCTTTGACGGAGTCCCTTACGAAGATCAATTTTCTACTATAGATTTAGCATCAGCTTCTGATACTATATGTATTGAGCTTGTTAAACTATTGTTACCGCCTAAGTGGTTCCATTTCCTAAACAAACTGCGCCATAAACTGGGGCAGCTTGACGGTGGACCTATTGTTGCTTACAATAAGTTTTCCGCTATGGGTAATGGATTCACGTTTCCACTCGAAAGTTTAATCTTTTGGGCAGTTGCGAAAGCAACGTGCTTGGAAGATGGCCACG